TCAGCATGGTGACGCGGAGCCTTCGACGCGGGCGTACATCCAGAAGTCACGGGGCTGTCCTCGAACCCGCCGGTAAGCGCGCAGCAGGCCTTCGCGCTGCATGCCGAGGCGTTCCAGCACGGCGATCGAGCGGGCGTTGCTGTCCAGGACAGTCGCCTGGATTCGGACCAGGGCGAGTGCGGCATGGCCCCATTCGAGCACCGCGCGTGCTGCGTGCGTGGCCAGTCCCTGACCCTGCCAGCGCGGATCGAGATCATAGGCAAGTTCGCCGCGGCCATGCGACAGGTCGATTCCGTTCAGGCCAACGGTGCCGATCAGCTGGCTGTCGGCGCCCACCAGCGCCCAGCGCTGGTCCGTTGCCGTGGGCAGGTAACCGGCGATCTGGCAACGCAGTGCCCTTTCGGAAACGTCGCCCCAGCTGGTGTGCTCGGTCACGCCCGGCAGCGAGAGATAACGGGCCCAGGCGGCAGCATCATCCACGTGCAGTGGACGCAGCCGTGCGGGCAGGGTGGCGGGGAGCGTGGGCAGGGCGGGCGTTGGCATCGTCGCCAGTGTCGGCGCTCCGGTCCTGAAAATGCAAAAGGCCAGGTCGGGGACCTGGCCTTTGATGCAGTGGTGCCGGTGAAAGGCACTACGGCACATTTCCCACTCAATCCCGCTAGGGACCGAATAGGGACTATATCCAACGGATTCAGTGGCTTGCGCGCGCTGCGCGAATTGCTCTAATCACGTGTTGGCCCGTTCCTGCCCGATAGCGTTACGCCAGAATTACGCCGAACATTGGCGGCATGGCATCTATCCAACGACGCGGCACCTCCTGGCGTGCCGAGATCTACAAGGACGGTCGACGCGAGTCGAACACCCTCCCCACGAAGGCGCAGGCGGTCCAGTGGGCGCTGATGCGCGAAGCCGAGCTGACGGGTGCACGCCTCCCAGAGAATACCGTGAAGGACGCCCTGCGCCGCTATGCCGATGAGGTGGCTCCTAAGCACAAGGGTGCGCGGTGGGAGCTGGCCCGGCTGGGACTGCTGGAGCGGGATCCCCTGGCGCTCGTACGTCTGCCCGCTCTGCGGCCAATCCACCTGGCCGAATGGCGCGAGCGCCGCTTGGGCCAGGTCGCGCCCGCCTCCGTCCGGCGCGAGATGAACCTGCTGCAGTCGGTGTTCAAATCCTGCCGGAAGGATTGGGGGTGGCTGAACGGTGACCCGATCAAGGACGTGGACCGGCCGCAGGCGCCGGCGAGCCGGAAGCGCAGGGTGGCCCAGGAGGAGATCGACCGGCTGACGCTGGCGCTGGGATACGACGGCGGCGCGCCGGAGACGGCTCAGCACCGGGTCGCGTTGTGCTTCATGTTCGCCCTGGAGACGGCCATGCGCGCTGGCGAGATCTTGGGCATGAAGTGGACCGATGTGTCCGCGAAATCCGTAACCTTGCCGAAGACCAAGAACGGCGACGTTCGCCGTGTGCCAATGTCAGCCCGCGCGCGAGAGATCATCAGCCTTCTGCCGCAGGATGCAGATAGTGTTTTCGATCTGGACCCCGGCACGCGAGACACGCTGTTCCGCCGTGCGCGGGATGCAGCTCAGATCGAGAACCTGCACTTCCACGACAGCCGCGCAGAGGCGATCTGGCGGCTATCGAAAAAGCTGGATGTGATGGAGCTGGCCCGGGTCATTGGCCACCGGGACCTGAAGAGCCTCTTGATTTACTACCAGACCGACGCCGACGAGCTGGCTGACCGGCTCGGTTAGCTTGGCGCCACGCCAGAACCTCACCGGCAATCCATGTGGCCGGGCGCATGCTGATCCGGACGGGGAAGTCTGGCCTGCAAGCGACGGTCTCCAGCACCGTTCGCGCAGCCAGGCCGAGCAGGGTGCCGACTTCTTCGGCACCGATGGCTCGCAGCTCGAATGGGATGTTCTCGGCAGCTCCCATGATTCCCTCCGTCAGATCGACGCCAGCGCCGCGCGCTGGGTCTTGGGTTTGCGCTCGGCCAGGCCGAGCTGGAACTGCAGGACGTTGTCGACCGCCGCAGGCGCAGCGGCGGGGCGCGCGCTGCGCGCCGGCCGGTTGAGCCTGCGCCAGGCAGCAATGGCGGCGTCGGGCTCCGCGTGCTTGCTGGTCGACCTGCAGGCGCACTCGACCAGGTGGCCACCACCGGCGGACGCACAGCGCTTGTCGTGGATGTGGCGCGCGCGGTGTCCGGCGGCGCAGTTCGGCAACCCTTCCGGGTGGCTGATATGTTCCTGGGTCATGGCTTGTTGCACTCCTCGATGTGGGATTCGAGCTTTTCGATCAGGAAGGTGGCTTCGATGGCCCTGCGGCGGCGTTCGTGCGTGCTGATCGGCATGGGCCCGGCGTCGCGGATCCACTTCAGCGGCTCAAGGAGCCAGCTCGCCTCTACCGGGAGCCGGGTGCGCGGGTCGACTTTCTGGATCAGCGGCTCACAATCCGGCCCGGCCCAATCCTCGCTGTCGCCGCAGCGGACGCACACGCGCCCCCGGAATTCGTGCAGCTTCTCCGGTTGGATCACGCGCGGGGTTTCGAATAGGGCGCGGACAACGAGCCCACGCTGGTGGGCGGCGTAGACGTGCCCAGCGTCGGCTTGGACCCAGCAACCCGGGCTCACGTCCTTCTTGTTGCGATACTCCCAGCGGACAGGCTGCGCGGTGTAGAGCGCGGTCATCAGGGTATCGGCCCACGCGCGGACCTGGTTGGCGGCGACGGCGCCGCCGGTGGGATCGACACGCCGCATGGCAGCGACGACCGCAGCGACAGGCGACGATGCTTTGGTGGCCTCGACAACGGTGGCCGGGGAAATTGGCAGTGGTGCAGTCATACGAACAGGTCCAGTTGGGCCGGCAGTGCCGGTGCGCGCGGCGGTGCCGGCAGCGGGGCGGGGGCAGTGGCGCGGATGCGCGCGCGCTGTGCAGCGTTGAAGGCGAACCAGAAGCCGAGGCCGTGTCGGCGCGCCCGGCACTCGCTGAGGAACACCCGGGCGGTGTGGATCGCCTGTGCGGTAGTGGACGGCTGGTCAGCCATGGGGCGGCTCCTTCCACTCCACCAGCGCCTGATCGCCACGCACGTACAGCGGGTGCCGGGGATAGCCCTGCTTGGTGGTTCCCAGGCACCACAGGCGAGCGCCGGCCTGCCACATGATTTCTGCAACTGCGGCGCTGCGGCCCACTGCCATGGAATGGGCGCCCCAGGCACACACCACGTCGCCGTATTCGCGGGCGAGCCGCCGCAGCCAGTAATCGTTGAGAGGTCCGATTGGATCTGCGTGCACCAGCAGCTGCGACGGATCGGTCGAGCGAAGGGCGAAGAGGTTGGCGACGGTCAGGCCGTTGCAACCCCATGCCTTGGCGAAGCCCCGGCAGCGGCGAATGGTCGGGTCGTCCACCTCGGCATCGGCCGTGCTGGGGTTCAGCATCAGGAACAAGGCCGTGCCACGGTCGGGGCGCGCAACCTCGCTCGGACGGGTGAGCAAGTAGCGGTAATTGCCACAGTCGCTGATGACGGCAGTTTGCATTTCAATGTCCTCTCTATGGGGACCGGTAGAATGGGCGGCCGAGAACGAAGTGGACCTGTTTTGGCTGCGAAGTCCGGGTGCAGCGGTGAGCAGCTGGTCAGCCATGGGCGGGCTCCTTCTGCTGAAAGTGGTGCACAACGATGACCGCACCGGGCAGGCCGCTGTCGATCAAGGCCCGGCGGTTTGCCTCGCCGTATGCGATGAGGCAGATGGGGCCACCGCTGTTGCCCGTGGCCCGGCTTCCATCCGGCCTGCAGAAGTGCGGGCGCTTTGCCAGGAACATGACGGCATCGGCCCGTGGCCAGACGTAGCGCTGGAACATGGCCGTCTCGGTGCGAGCGAAGGCCAATGCGATTCCGTTCCCGTGATCGGCCATGCGCGCCAGCCATGCCTCGGTGTGCCGACCGAACGGCGGGTTGCACCACACCCGGCCGTGCCAATCGATGTTCAGGCCGTTGGCCGGCAACGTCACGTGCTGGTCGGCTGTTGGCCACGGGCGAGGCTCGGGCGCGGCGCACGGGTCCAGGTCAAACCGGCCCAGCGCGGCGATGATTTCCGGCGGGGTCAGCCAGGTGTGCGTTGCTGCCTCCGGGCGCGAAGCATAGGGGTGCCGTCCATCAGCCATGAGCGCACCTCCGCCAGCACCAGCGCAGCCCTGCGCGCGCGGCGCGGCATGCGCGGCTGATCGCCCACAGCGTTGCGATGCCGGCCGCAAACCCGGCCAGGGCGAACACGTGGACCATTGCAGCGGTGAGCAGCTGGTCAGCCATGGGCCGCGCTCCGATCAGGGCGAGGGCGGTACATGAGAACGTCGTACTCAACGCCCTCGTGACTCCAGCCGCCCAGCGATTCGCCATCGGGGTAGCTCGCAATGTCTCCGTCCCGGAACTCGACATCGACAGGGCCGTGAGCGTCGTCCGGGATGCCGCGACCCGCGTGACGCTTCCAGCGCTGGCGGCTCATTTGCCCACCGCCTTGCCGTCGATCAGGGCCAGCAGTTCCTGAATCTTGCGACGGGCGTGGCCGCCATAACCGTGGTTGATGAACTCTACTGCCTCGTCAGCGCACTTTCGCACCTCACCCAGGTCCACGGCATGCGCGGGGGCGCGGCGGTGGAATCCTTCGGTGGTGGCTCCGGCCCATGCCGCAAATCGCTTCGCCTCTGCGATCTGATGATCGGTCATCCGGTCGTGCTGACCCATCCCAAGGGCGAAACGTAGCGGCTGACCAACCGGGCTGCTGCCTCCCTGGTGGTGCCACAGCACCCATGCGATGGCTGCGCGTGCCGTGTCGGTGAACTCCGGCGACATTTCCACGGCCTGCGCGGGCGGGGCGGCGTCAGGCAGTCGCAATTCCCCGCAGCTCTCGCACTGGTCAATGACGATGCGGTTGACCGGGCCAGGGATAACAACGCCACCCCATTCGTGATTGCACGTCATCGGATCACCTCGACCTTTTCCCAATGCTGGTGGAAGTTGTTCAGGCGGCGCGACGTAGATTCGCCGTCCAGTCGGTAGTCGATGGAATCGCCCATCTGCCAAGTGCATTCCGCCTCGAAAGGGACCGGCGTACCCAGGTGCTTCCACGGCTTGCGGCGCTCAGTGACGCGGATGCGACGGCCGCCCATGTACCACGCCGGGCGCTTGCCGCACGCAGTGCAGGTGCAGCCCTTTGCGTCATAGCGGATGCCGCCTTCATCGCACGAGCATTCGTCAGCCACCGGCTCCTGCCCCACCGGCTGGCGGGCAGCTGTCGATTCCAGGGCGTCTGCAACCTCGTCCTTTCCAGCGCGGCGGAGGACATTCAGCGCCATCTGCAGCGCACCGCTATCAACTAGGGTTCCAGATCCATGCATCGGCTGGCGGGCGCCATTCTCGATGCAGAATTCCGTTGCTTCGCCCATAGCAACGCTATCCGGTTGCTTGGACGGCTGGCGGGCGGCGATGACACGCAATGCTGCAGCCTCCACTGCGGTTTCATTGTGGTTGCGCAGGCGGCGTGCAGCGGCAGCAGTCACTTCGTTCTTGTCGAACTCGGCGGCCAACAGTTCGCGTGCAGTTTCCAGCGCAATCTGACCACCCGGGGAGGGCTGGGCGGAGAGGGCGGCTTGCCATGCCTGCCATGCGAATTCGACCGCGTTTAGTGCATAGGGAGCGTCTCTATCTGGGCGATATGCAACGGCATACCAACCTTCCGATTCTGCCCACGCCTCAAACCGCGCCCGCTCGGCCTGATCCCCCAGCCTCACCCTCCCACCGGGCTGCGCGTCCGCCAGGGTCTTGTTGTCGTTGCTCATGCCTGCATGTCCTTGCTGTTGGTGGAGCGCGCGCTGTGCGCGGCGAGGTGTTCCCAGCGTTCGGCTTCGCTCACGTAGTAGTCGTGGCGCTCCTGGCGCACGGCGGCGGTGAACTGCACATCGGTCAGGGCTTGCTCGGCTGCGGCGCGGTTTACCGCGGCCATGCGGGCTGGGTCGTGATCGAAGATGTCGAGCTGGTTACGCACGCTGGACTCCTGGAATGGGTTACCGGCTTGTGGAAGTCCGGCCGGCGCGGAGCCCGGTTGCCCGGGCGGGCGGTTGCTCAGTGGGTGTCGTCAGCGGCCAGGGGCGCGCGCTGCCGCTCTGCGGTGCGACGCTGCATTTCGGCCTTGAAGGCTGGCCAGGTGGTCTGGAGGTCTTCCCAGCCGCGCCATGCGAAGAACACGGCGCCGATGGCGCAGGCGAGGGCGATGGCGTCGACCTGGTTGCGCAGTGCCCAAGGGAGCAGTGCGAGGAGCAGGCCGACGACGACGGCGCAGAAGAAGGGCAGGGCCAGGTGGCGCATTACTCGGTCTCCTGTTCGATGGTGGGCTCTGCCGGCGCGGGCGCCGGGCAGACGGGCGGGGTGATAGGCGGGATGCCGACGGCCATGGCGGCGAAGAAGTCGTGGTCGGTCATTCGGGCTTTCCTTCCAGCACCTGCAACTGGTTCTCAAAAAAGCACCAACCGTCGCCATCCGGGTCCACATGTCTCGGCCCTTCATCGGTGCGGACGAGAACAGCGCGGCCTGCCGCGAGGTCAATGACCGTAGCTAGCTGGCCATTGGCCAGATTGGGGTCTTCGTCGGTGTCGTAATCCGTATTCGTGATTCGGACGCGGTCACCGATCTGGATCTCGCTCATGCTGCACCGCCTTCGACGCGGATGCTGGGCTTGCCGGCGACTTCGACCGATGGGTAGAAAACGCGGTACTTGCCGGTTTTGAGGTTCTTCGTGCGCACGCTGATGGAAGCCCAAGGCTTGCCATTGCAGGTCATGTGCAGATCGACAGTGGTGCCAACGATTAATGCCTCGCGCTCGACCGCCGGGTGGCCATAGCGTTGCGTGCGAACGATGCAGTGCGCACCCGGCGGATATGCGTCCCAGCCGGCGTCAAACGCGTCCATTGCCGCGCCTTCCAGCACCGAGAGATGAGTGTCCAGCGCCGGGTGGTCGTCGCGATACTGACGGCTCATGCAGCACCTCCTTTGCCGCGCGCGAGGGCGCGTTGGCAGCGAGGGCAGGTCACAGGAAGCGATTCGCAGGCGGTCCAGCCCACGGAACGGCGGCCTGGCGCTGCCCCGCATAGAGCCTTGCCGGTGGCTTCGACATATCCGCCGTTGCGCCGCACCTGGGCGGCGGGGATCGCGTGCAGCTTGGTGCCCTGGCCGCGCTCGAGGCCATTCGCACATCGGCCGGCCAGCTTGGCCGCCAGCACTTCACCAGGCGCGTTCATGCAGCACCGCCTTTGGCGCGCGCTGCACGGCGGACGGCGGCGACTGCGCCTGCAGCGCTCTGGCCGTGCCGCAGGACGGCATTGGCGGCGATGCTGGAGGCGATGACGACCTGGTAGGGAAGGAGGCCCCAGCGGCGCCCGGCGCGGGCGACGATGCCAGCGGCTGCAGCGGCGCGCTGAGCGTTGGAGTGGTGGGCGAGGGCGGCGCTCATGCGGCGACTGCCTGCTGTAGCGCCAGCGGCTTGGAGCGGGCAATGGTGGCGACTTCGGTCGCGCCTTCGTCGATAGCGTCGGCGCAGACGGCCAGGTGTTCGGCCAGCTCGCGGGCCTCGGCCGAGGTCAGGCTGAGTAGGGCGGAGCCTCCGACCTGGACGATGACGGTGCCGGCGTGGGGCCGAGATTCGACGCGGGCTGCGCCGCGGCTGGTGCTGGTGATCGCGGCCATGGCTCAGGCCTTCCTGCTGCTGACGCAGCTGCTGAAGGCCTCGCCGAACGCGGCCGCGAAGGCGGCGGCGATTGGGCGGAGGGTGGCCCAGAGGGGCCGGTTTGCGGTGCGCATGCTGGTCTCCGGCGCCCTGCCTCTGCTGGGAGGCTTCGTGGGCGGCTGGAGAGCAAATTAGCGTAAAGCTATTGAGTGAGCAATAGCGCATGGCTAATTACAGAGGCGAAATTATGAATACCCTAGATTCCGTTCATAATTCTGTCCGCGTGTAGCCGCTGGCGGATACCATCAAGGGTTGCCAGAATCGATCTCTACGCGCCCGTGCGCGTCTGGCTTAACCACTTACTTAAACAGGGGGCAAGGATGAAGAGGAACATTGCTGCGGCGCTTCTGGCCGCAACGCTCGTTGGATGCGCGACCACTGGCCAGAGTTCGGCTGCTCTAAAGCAGGATTTTCAGAGCGGAATCCAGTCCTGCGAGGGCCAGGCGCAGTGCGATGCTGCCTGGGAAGCGGCTCAAGTGTGGGTAGCTCAGAACAGCCGACTCAAGATTCAGACAGCCACCAACGTTCTCATCGAAACGTATGGCAGTGGACAGTACGATCCCACGCTTGCGATGCGTGTCCTCAAAGAACCCCAGGGCTCGGGCAAGTACCGAATTGTGTTCAGCGGCGGCTGCAACAACATGTTTGGCTGTCAGCCCAACGTGTTCGACGCAGGCGTGAGGTTCAACGAAGCGATCAAAGCTGCAATGCAGTCTTCGCAGTAAGGAGCCAGACCGTGCTTTGCTGAACTTGCGGCATCGGCCCAAGGATCCCCGGCATCGGGGATCCTTCATCTTCTAACGGACGTTCAGCGTAGATCCCCGCAAGTTAGAACTTTCTCAGGCCAGCATGGATGAGGGCCTTTCCTAGCACGGCCACATCGCCAGGGTCGAGCCTATACGCGGGGAAGTCAGGGTTGATGCTTACTACGTAGAGGCCGTCTCCGCGTTTTTGCAGCATCTTTATCTGCGTTTCTCCACCGATGTTGATCAAGTAATAGTCATCACCGTCGAAGTAGTCGCAGCTGGTGTCGATCCAGACAATGTCGCCATCTTCGAGCTTGGGCCGCATCGATGGCCCGCGGCCAGTGATGATCTGGATGCGCCCCGGCCGAGGCAGGTATCCCAGCTTCCGCCTAACCTCCCACTCAGCCACTTCGATGGTCTGCACTACCTCCGGGTAGTCCTGATTTACAAGCCCAATGCCCATCCCAGCACCCCCTTCGAACAGTTCGAAGCGAACGTAGCCGGGAGGAGTCTCAGTAGTTGGGACGGCAAGTGAGGGATCAGCACTCACTTCATGATCGGTGTCGATCCAGCCATTTGGCAGGCGCAGGGCCGCCTCGATCGCGCGCGCGGTGGCACCCGACATCACTCTGGGTTTTCCGGTCTTGGAGTTCTTCGATCCGTTGACCCACTGGCTGATCTGGGCAGGATTCTTGACGCTTGCAGCCTCAGCAAACTGGCGTTGGCCGCCATAGCGGGCAATAAGCGTGCGCAGGTTGTCCCTGCGAATTTCATCAACTGGGCGCATAGGTCTATTGGAAAGCCGAAGGCTAATTTCTCCAACTAGCCAGGGGCTATTGCACTGCGGATAGCTTTAGGCTAATTTGCGGCTCATGGACATGAGCGCTCTCGATAAAGCGGTATCTGCGGCCGGCAGCCAACTCGCCTTGGCCAATCTTCTGGGCATCAAGGCTCCGTCAGTCTCCGGATGGTACGAACGGAAAAGAGTTCCGGCAGAGCGCTGCATCGCTATTGAGCAAGCCACTGGTGTCTCCCGGCATGAGCTTCGGCCCGACGTGTTCGGCCTTGGCAACGGGAGTGAGCCCGCCGCCGTAGCGCCACCGACAGTCCCGGAGCAAATCCGCAGCGAAGTCGATAGCCGCATGAGCAAGCGCGCGCTGCGCGCCCGGCTTGGCCTGTCGACGGACAAGCAGCTGGCGAAGGTGCTGAAGCTGCCGGTCGAGCAGGTTGAGGGCTGGCCGGAAGAGGGCGCCTTGCCGGCGCTGCCGGAGATCCAGCGCCTGCTGGGTGTCCAGGAACAACCGCAGGCGCAGCCCGCGCCGCACGACCCCGACGAGAACCGTTACGCCCCTCTGGAGGTGGCTTGATATGCGCGCGCTGTCCGACAAGTGGAATCCGCGGCTGTGGTTGCGTGATTGGCTGGCCAAGCCTTCCGAAGAGGAAGTGAGGCAGGCGGAGCGAATCAAAGCCGGGATGCGAGAGGCTACCAGGCTTTGGCACGCGAATCGCAATCGATCCGACGACCTCGCCCGAAGGATGATCGAGTCCAACTTGGACAGTTTTCTCAGTCCTGTGGCAGCACGCTCCGAGCGTAGTCCATCCATCCCTGGGCCTTCTGATCGAGCTTCGTGTGGGCAATGCGGCCCATCAGATCTGTTGCCCTTGTCGAGCTCAGTGAGCGAAGCAGCCCCAACTGCTGCTCCATCTCCGAAAGAAGTTTCTCCGGCTCTGGATGCGCCCTGATGGCAGCCATACAGACCATCTCCAGCACTTGCACCTGTGCGAACAGGTCGGTGAAAGCCGGATTGTCCTTGAGCTCCATGTCGCCCTCCTTGCGGGCTGTTCGTGTGGAAACGCCAGCGTAGCGCAGGGAGGGCGACGCCCGTCGTCCGTGAGTTGTTGATGTCCATGGCGCACATGTTGCGCCGCAGTAGTGCCCACGTATCCATTCGAGTCCCTATCCCATGAATGTCACCGATGCCGCTTACGACACGGTCCACCAGTACCCAGGTGGGAGTGAGGCTTTGGCGCCCAGGTTGGGCATGTCGGCCGCAGTCCTTCGCGGCAAGGTGAATCCGAACACCGACCGCAACCTGCTGAGCCTGCAGGAAGCGGACGCGCTGATGGCGCGCACCGGTGACTTCCGCATCCTGCACGCGCTCTGCGCGCAACACGGCTTCGTGGCGCAGCGGAGCGACGCCCCGGAATCGGGTTCGCTGATCAGCGCGCTGCTGCAGGCGGCGGCCGCCAAGGGCGATCTGGCCGAACTGGTTTCGTCAGCGCTGGATGACGGCAGGATCTCGCCGAACGAGGCTGACGCGATCGCGCGCGGATGTGCGGCGGTGATGGCCAGGCTGGTGCAGGTGAGCCAGCACGCCGAGGCTGCGGCCGAGCGGGGTGGGGCATGAGCACGATCAACCATCCTGCTCGCGCGAGCGACCTGAGCACCAGCCACGACGCGGCGCACTACGTTGTTGCCAGCGGCCTGCAGGCGCACCAGCACGACCAGAGCGCCAAGGCGGTGACGGACAACCCGGGCATGACCAGCAAGGAGCTGGCCGAGGCCACCGGGCTGGATCGCCACATGCTGGCCCGTCGCCTGCCGGAGCTGATCAAGGAAGGGCGCGTATACCGAGGCCAGAACAGGCGGTGCAAGGTCAGCGAGCGTTCCGCATGCACCTGGTGGCCGGTGGCCCCGGGCCAGAACCTGGCTTTGGGGATCTGACGTGAGCGCACGAGTTACAGGCATGGTCTTCGACCGCTACCCGAACGGCGGCGGCGAGATGCTGTTGGCGCTGGCGCTGGCCGACCACGCGCACGACGACGGTACGCACATCTTCCCGTCGATTGCTCGCCTCGCCGAGAAGACCCGGCAGTCGGAGCGGTCGGTGCAGTACCAGCTGCGCCGCATGGAGCAATCCGGGTGGCTGGTGCTGGTGAATGCCGGCATCGGTGGCCGTCGTAGCGGGTTCGGCGAAGGTGGCCGGACCCGGCAGTACCGGATCAACCCTGAATGGATGAAGGGTGCAGATATTGCACCCTTTGCAAAGGGTGCAAAACAGGCCTCCGAAGGGTGCAAAACGACGCAGGAAAGGGTGCAAAACAGCGTCGAAAAGGGTGCAACAGCTATTGCACCCGAACCAAGAGCAACCAAAAGCAACCAAGAGCAACCCTCACACCGCGAGTGTGAGCGCGAGGCCGATCCGCTGGCGCTGACCGCCGAGCAGGTCGACCGCGATCTGGTCGGTTTCGGCAGCACGCCGACCGGCGTCGACCGCGAGCAGCTGGCCCGGTTCGTTCGGCACCGCGCCGCGATTCGTCGCCCGCTCTCGGTCCAGGGCTGGCTGCAGGTGCGCCAGCAGCTGCTGGACCTGATCGCCGCCGGCCACGACCCGAACGAATCCCTGAAGCAGGCGATGGCCGCCGGCCTGGCGCTGCCCGTGATCCCTGTCGCCCAGCAATCCGTAGGAGCAACCCATGCAATCCCTCAACACGGTTCTGCCGACCGCACCGAGCAGCTCGAACAGCAGTTCTACGCCCAACGCGGTGGCGGTGGCCACGGTGGCAGAGCTGAGTTCGAGCCTGGCGATGTCGTCGACGCCGAGTTTGCCGTCGTCGGCTGAGCCGGTGAGCGACCAGGCAACGGCCTACCTGTGGGAGTTTTGGAAGCAGATGACGGCCATGTTCCCGGGCAAGTGGGAGCGCGAGAACGGCGCCGCGCCGGTGAAGAAGGACGGCAGCCTGACCATCGCCGCCGGTACGTGGTTCCAGGTGCTGAAGGGCCGCAGCCGGGCGCAGCACGCGCGCGGCATGGCCTGCTGCCTGACCGAGGGCCGAGAGTGGCCGCCGAACCCGCCGAGGTTCCTGACGATGTGCCTGGACATTCCGGTTATGGCGGCGGTGGAGCGGGAGATGGCGCCAGGCCGGCCGCAGAGCGGGTTCACGGTGCTGGTGCGATCGCTGCTGGACCTGCACGTGTACGCCTCGGCCGACCACGGATCGCAGCAACGGCGGATGCTGGAGGAGGCCTACACGCGCGCTGTCCAGCACGTGGTCGACGGGAAGCCGCTGCCGCAGCCGGTGCTGGCCATCGAGCAGGAGAAGCACGGCGTGCACCCGGTGCGCGATCGCGAGGCCGCACGTGCGGCCATGGCGCGCGCTGCAGCAGACCTCGGGTTCGGGGAGGGCGCGTGAGCAAGCACGACACGGTGCGACTGCTGTATGCCGAGCGTTGCAGCGTGGCGGAGATCTCCCTGGCTGTGGGCTGGCTGCCCTGCAACGTCCGTTGGTTCATCCGGAACTGGATCGATACCGATGGTGACTGAGGCCGAGCTGGCCCAGGCGGAGCAGGCCGGTCGCTGGGCGCGAGATGCCTGCCGCAGTCGGGAATCGGCACCGCGGTACGAGATGGGGCAGGACGGTTTGACGCGACGACGCCGCTGGCAGACCGGATGGGACAAGCGCGACCAGGAACTGAGCGCGGCACGCCGCAGCACCACGAGGAACAGACGCTGATGGACTTCACCAAGTACAGCACACGCAGCAAGTTCGCCAAGGAGATCAACGCTGGGTACTCGGCGCGGCTCAATGGGCTTCGCCTGAGCGACAACCCGCACCTGGTCTGGATCGAATGCGAGACGGAAGACGGTGCCAACCGCAGGGCGGGGCCGCTGAGCGAAAAGGCGGAGGCCTGGCAGCACGGCTGGTGGCTGGCCGATCCGGGCGCGCGCTGATGAAGGGGAGAGCGCTGCTTCAGCAGTTCACGACCGACGAGCTCCTTGAGGAGCTTGTTCGCCGGCGCACTCAGAAAGCCAAGGACCTTGATGGCGTGCCGAGCTGCGAGGACTGCAAGCACTTCAGGTTCTGGACCAGCACGGGGGATGCACCCCGGTCGTACAACCCGTGCGCCAAGAAGATGCAGATGAGCTTCGACATGCCGGAAGAGTGGGAGGGGCCACATGCCGGCATCGGCTACTACCGCCGGGTTTGCCAGCACCGCGCAGCGGTGGAGGAGGCGCGCTGATGTGGTCGAAGGCACCGCCGCCGACGAAGGAAGAGGCCGCCCGTATAGAGCTGGCCAAGACCGGCCCATGCATGGCCTGCTTGGCGCTGCAGATGCAGGAGCTCCTGGAGCCGGAGCTGGTGGTCTACGGCTGCGACTACAACCACGCCAAGAGCGGGAACCTGCGGCGCGGTCACATGTTCGGCTACGCGCTCTGCAAGTGGCACCACCAGCGGCATCCGATGGAGGGGAACACCTTCGCAACGATGCGCCAGATCTACGGCCCGAGCCTGATGGATGGCTCGCGGACCTTCCACGAGACGTACGGCTCCGACGACGAGCTGATTGCAAACCAGACCTGCGTGAACGAACTGAGGAATGGCACCAATGGCTAACACCGGCATGGCAGATAGGGTGCGCGGCGTATTCGAGGCGCGCAAATCTGAAGCGATTGGCCACGCGCAGCTGTTTGAGGTGCTGGGGCTGTCCGCCGCGCATCTCTCCGCCCAGCGCAACACCGTGCGCGACCAGCTGAAGTACCTGGTGAATTGCGGCTATCTGACGAAGACGGGCCGCCGGGCGACGGCAGCGTATCGATACAGCGGACAGGGCATGCGGTTCCAGAAGGCAACGGCTGAAGAACTTCGCGAGCGCCGCATCGAGCGTGGCCGCGCCTACCGTGCGAAGAATGGCGCCCAGCCGAAGGCGTCACGGGTGGACAAGACGGGTGGACAAGATGACCATCAACCGGTCGCGCGTGGGGCTGCTGGCGGACCTGGCACCGGCCAAGCCGTGGGGCAAGGAGAAGGACGACCAGCGCCCGTCCGAGACGGTGGAGCAGTTCCAGGCGCGGGGCGGGCAGGTGCAGCGCCTGACGGCCAGCTGGGAGCAGCGAGCATGACCGACCTGGACCTCAAGCCGTGCCCCTTCTGCGCATCGAAGAATGTTGCAGATCAGAACGATGTGGTTGTGTCGTCAGATGGCGACGAGGGCTACAGCGAGTGGATCGAATGCGGCAACTGTGGCTGCCGCGCGCCCCAGGCGCAGGCATGGAACCTGCGATCCGGCACTGTCGTGAACTGGCGGTCAATCGTGGAAGCGCCGCAGGACGGTCGGCGGCTGATGCTGTGGGACTCGGTGAGCAGGCGGCCGGTGTTCGGGAGCTGGCGGGGTGAAAACCCGGCGATCACGCACTATGCGGCCGAGCCAGGCGGCCCGGAGGTGGCCTGATGAGCAGTGCACTGGTGAATGAGGCTAGATGGCTGGCGGAAGAGGCGCATGCCAGCAAAACCGACAAGGCCGGCCGCCCGTACATCGAGCATGTGGCTCGGGTCGCAGCGGCGGTCGCCGGCGATGACGCCGCCGAAATGGTGGCTTGGCTCCACGACGTGCTGGAGGATCAACCGGCGTTCGCGACCCAAGTCATGCTGTTCCCGCAGGCCGTGGTGGAGGCTGTGTTCGATCTGGCGCGCGGCGTAAACAAGAGCGAGGCGTTCTATTACTGGAACATTCGGCAGAACCCGCTGTCGCTCAAGGTGAAGCTGGCAGATATCGCCGACAACAGCGACGAGTCACGACTGGCTCTGCTGGACCAGGACATGGCGGCTCGCCTGCGGGCGAAGTACGCCAAGGCGCGCGCTGCGCTGGGGGTGAAGTGATGGACGCCATCGAGAAGCGGGCGCGGGAGATCTTGGCGCAGAACGTTGGGTCGCTGGAAGTCGGTGGCGTTGTGAATCCATCCGGCGACCTGTTCCTTGCAGAATCCGGAGTAGTTCAGGCCATCATCGCCGCCCTCAAGCCGCCCGAGGGCTACGTCCTGGTGCCGGTGGAGCCGACTGAGGCGCTATTGAACAACCTGTGCGGGCGAAACTTGCTCGATTGCAATGACGAAGAACTGCGCGCCGCTTACGTCGAGTTGCTCGCCGCTCGCCCGGAGGTGCCGTGATGGCGAACATCGAACGCTCACTGACGTACCGATGCAGCGATGACTGCGAGATGAGCGGCTGCCCCGGTCACACCGGCATCTTGTTCTACCAGAGCACATCAGACGCCTACAGCTTCAGCTTGAACGGGCGGATCCTGCACTTCGAGCGTGGTGAGCTGCAGGCGCTGGTGGATCTGCTGCGATCACTGGATCGCATCGATGCTGTGCAGGTGAAGCCATGAGCCAGCAACCCGCCGATCACCACCACAACCGCGAGCCGGGCTGGCCGGCATGGGGCCGGCAGAACCTGACGCTCACTGCTGCCCTGCGGATGGTCCGCATGTACGGGGACCGCATCCCGTCGGTTGCCCAGCTGCGCGCGGACTTCGGCGTCAGCCGTGCGACGGCATTCCGTTGGCGCGCGGCCTTCCGCGATGCGATCGAGCAGAACGAGGCCGCCCATGCAGGCTGACCGCGCGCTGGAGCTGGTTCTGCCATGGCCGAGCAAGGATCTGTCGCCGAACGCCCGAGTGCACTGGCGGAGGAAGGCCGAGGCCACGGCGTTGGGACGGCAGCTGGCCGCTGTTCGTGCATACGAGGCGGGGTGGAAGGGCACGAAGCTACCGCTGGGCCGTCTGCATCTCTGGCTCGACTTTTACCAGGCGCCGGGGAAGGCGCTTCCAGACGATGACAACATGATTCGCAGGTTCAAGCCGTATCGCGACGGTATCGCCCAGGTTCTGGGCATAGACGACAGGCGATTCGTCATCCATCCATTTGTGCACGACGAGCGCCGCAAGGGCGGCCAGGTGGTGGTGCGGATTACGGGCGGGCCGGCGGCGGCCGGCCAATCAAAGACAGGGGGACGGGCATGAATCCACGAGAGACGATGGCGCGGCTGGGGCCGAGCACGGTGAAGTTCGACATCGGCCGGGGAGGCGGGAAGCCCGACCTGACGAACCAGGACATCGCCGCGGCGCTGGGCATGGTGCCGACCGGGCTGGGTCGGGAGCTGCTGGAGGCGTGCTGGTGGCCGGATGGCGCGGCGCTGCGCCGGCACAAACTACGGGATGCGGTGATTGCGCTGGTGACCCCGGAACTGCAACGCCAGCAGCGCCGGCTGGCTGAGGCCCGGACGGATCTAGGCCTGGCCGAGGTCTGCATGGGCTGGGGTGGTGCAGCGACGGCAGAGCAGCGGGCCAACCGCGATGCGGCCCAGCAACGGCTAGGTCGGATCAAGGCGCAATGCTGGCCCATCAGCACGCTGGAGTCGCTACCGACCCTCGCGGCGGCAGTGATCGGTGAGATCGCCAAGCGGCCGCACTGCGCGGCCTGCGAGGGCAGGGGACAGGCGATGGTTGGGGAGCTGCTGGTGCCGTGCAGGGTATGCGGTGGATCGGGGCTGGGCCCGGTCAGCGACCGCCGGCGCGCGGCGGCCATCGGCCGAGACGAGGCCGCCTATCGCCGGACCTGGAAGCCGGTGTACGAGTGGTTGCTGAGCAAGATGGTCGAAGCCGAGCAGGAGGCGGCTTGGCACATGCGAGCGGCATTGAGCCAAGCCGCGTAGATCAAGGAAGGTTGTCGACTGCCCGGACCACTTCGTCTCGAGCACGTTGAAGAGCAGTGCCGTCTGCAAGCATCACCGTCAGCGTCTGACCACCCAGCAGGTAAATGTCGAACGCTTGGGCACGGCGGCTTGGCGGGTTGTAAGGCACGCCCACGGCAGAGATGTGGTCTGGTCGGATGTGAAACTGGTCGGCGATATTGAGCATTCCAAGTCCCTTGGGTCTGCGGAGGTGACACCTCCGCACTTTTACCAGTAAATTTCTACCATCGCACGCGACCCTGCCCGGCCACTGAGCCGGGCTTTCTGTTTCCGGACCCGCCATGATCCTGACCGCCTCGACAATCCAGCAGGCGGTCGGCTGCAGTGCCGCCGTCGCCGCCCAGTGGGCTCAGCCCCTGACCGACGCCTGCACGGCGTTCGGTATCAGCACCCCGAAGCGAGTGGCAGCGTTCCTGGCGCAGGTCGGGCACGAGTCGGCGAGCCTGACCCGGACCGTCGAGAACCTGAACTACGGTGCGCAGGGCATGGCCGACACCTGGCCCAGTCGCTACGCCGTCGACCCCAAGGCCAAGCCGAGGAAGCCGAACGACCTGGCGCGCGCGCTGGAACGGAAGCCGGTTGCGATCGGAAACAACGCTTACGCCAACCGGATGGGCAATGGCCCTGAGGCGAGTGGCGATGGCTACCGCTATCGCGGCCGTGGTCCTATCCAGAACACCGGCCGGGCCAACTATGCGGCCATCCGCGATGCTTTGCGGGCGAAGGGCATCAAGGGCGTGCCTGACTTCGAGGCCAAGCCTGAGGAGCTGGAGCAGCCGAAGTGGGGCGCTTTGGCAGCAGCGACGTTCTGGGATTCTCGGAACCTCAACAAGCTGGCGGACGCAGGCCGATTCGACGAGATCACGGCCCGGGTTAACGGTGGCCAGATTGGAGCGGCGGACCGGCGTTCGCGGTACTCCCGCGCGCTGAAGGTGCTTGGGGCATGACGATGGAAGCCCAGCCGAGCCAGGATGGCCGCACCAAGATCTCCCTCGGCCCGGTGGAGCGTTGGATTGCCCTTGTCATCGCCGGCGCCATTGTGAGCATCGGTTACTGGCTGGTTGGTTCCATGCAATCGGTTCTGACCCAGCAGCAGGTAACAAACCAGCAGATCACCGGCCTGCAGCAGCAGCTGCAAATCATGAACACCCAGCTGGCGGACGTCCCGGCGCTGAAGCTCGAACTGGCCAAGCAGGCAGTGCAGGTAGAGCAGAACAAGGCAGACATCCGCGAGCTGAAGCAGCTCAGGGGGCTGAAGTGAAGAACGTGAAACTCACCAGTGACCGGCGCCATTTCTGGCGATTCTGGTCGGTTCGCCTGTCGCTGCTGGCTGGCATCATCAGTGCCACCGCGCTTGGCATCATCGGCGCCTACATGTTGCTGCCGGCGGACTGGTTGCCGGTGGTGCACGACGGGTTCAAGCAGACGGTGGCCTACAGCGCTCTGGCATCGACTGGCGTCACCTCGTTCCTGGCTGCGGTGTCCCGCATCTTCGTGCAGCCCAAGCTGAGCAATGGCGATGCTGATCCCTGACCCGCTGCGGCCCTACGTTGGCCTGATCCGAGTGGGGCTGTGGATCGCGGCAGTCGGCGCGGTCCTACTGATGGGCGCCCGGCTGGGGTCGGATTATCGGGCCAGGAAGGACCAGACCCTGATCGCCGCCGCCGACAAGGCGCGCGACAAGGCCCAGGCCGATGCAGACGAGAACCTGCGCGCGGCCAACGCCTGCGGCCAGCTGCTGCAGGAGGTGAACCGGCAGACCCAGCTCGCCATCGACGAATCCGCCCGCCAGCAGCAGGCAGCCAAGGAGGCCGCCCGCCAGGCCGAAGCGGCAGCAGTCCAGAGCCAGCGCCGCGCCACCCAAGCCGAGCAGGCCGTGCAGGCGGCCAAGACCCAGCCGGGATGCCGGCAGCAGTTGGAGCAGAACCTATGCGACGCCATTCCGTTGCTGTGATTCTGGCCGCGGCCCTGCCGCTGTGCGGGTTCGGCAGCTGCAGCAAGGCCCAGAAGCCGGACATTCCGCAGACCGTGTACGTCACCGTCGAGCGCACCGTGGCCGTCCCGGCGGCGCTGACCGCCCGCTGCCCGGTGAAGCGCGCATCCCAGCGCACCATTGAGAGCGTGGTGTCGGCCTACAACGCCAACGTGCTGAGCCTGGAGCAGTGCAACAGCCAGCTGGGCGCCATCGAGAAGCTGGCACCGGCCAACGAACAGAAGCAGGTAAAGCCGTGAGCCTTTCCGACCGCCTTCGCAGAATCGAGCTACAGCAGGAAGAGCAGCGCCTGGCTACTGCCGGCATCGCCGAGCAGCTCGGCGCCCTCATCAAGGCCCTGGCAGCTGAGGGTGAGGAAGAGCAGGAAGAGCCAGCCCGCAGCCTGGACGGTGAGCTGGTGCCCGGTGAGCGCGACCAGTCCCTGAGCCTAGGCTGATGCCTGGGTTTCCGAACCGCCACCGCCCGATGCCGCAGCTGGCGCCGGTGCATGTGGCTCAGTCCGCACCTGAGAACTATGGCAAAGGACGCGGCGGTCGGCCATGGCGTCGCAAGCGCGATGCTGTGATGGCGCGTGACATGTACCTGTGCCAGCCGTGTCGCGCTGCTGGTCGCATCCGCCAGGCAGAAGAGGTCGACCACGTTGTTCCGCAGGCAGAAGGCGGCACGGATGCGCTGGAGAACCTGCAGGCCATCTGCTGCGAATGCCATGGCACGAAGACCAAGGCAGAGGCAGCACGAGGCGCGAATCGTTCTCATCCATACCTCTCGAAGCGATGAATGAGATCAATTCTCATCACATGACCCGGGGGGAGGGGAAAAAGTTCGAAGCGTTCCCCTCGGACACCGGCCGCTCAGTCGTTTTTTTGCACCGTCAATTCAGAAAATTCAGTTTTTGAGGCCTGTCTATGTCCCGCCCCCGCAAGCCGACAGCGCTGAAGGTGGTGGCCGGCACCGACCGGCCTGACCGCGAAGCGCCTGCAGCGGCTGAACTCCCCCTGGTGTCCGATGTCCCAACGGCACCGGACTGGATGCCCAACGCACACGCACGTAAGGAATGGGAGCGCCTAGCTCCGATCCTCCACGCAAACAAGCTCCTGACCGAGGCTGGCCTATCGGCGCTCGGCCAGCTCTGCGCTCTTCATGGAAAGACCGTCCAGCTGTACGCCGCCGGCGAGGCGCCGGTTGCATCGATGGTTGCCCAGCTGCGTGGACTGATGAACGACTTCGGCCTGACGCCAGTGGCGCAGGGAAAGGTGAAACCGAATGGCGACACGGAAAAGCCGGGCAACGCGTTCGCCGCGCTCGGAAAGCCCCGCGCCACCGGAAAATGACTACGTCGATGTCGCAATCGGGTATGCGAAGGCGGCTGCGGCAGACAGGGGAGGCAAGTTCGGCAGGCTGATCAAGCTTGCGGCGAAACGGTTCCTCGACGACCTCAAGCGCGCGAAGAAGAAGGGGGCGCCGTTCTCCTTCTCGCGCGATCACGCCAATCATGCCTGCAGCTGGATCGAACTGCTCCCGCACGTGGAGGGCAAGTGGGAGACGCCAGAGATCCGGCTTCACCCCTCCCACGTGTGGTTCGTAGTCCAGCTGTTCGGGTTCCGCAAGCAGGATGGAACTCGCCGCTTCACGTCCGCACTGTTTGCGGTCGCGCGCAAGAACGCGAAGTCGACGCTGTCGGCCGCCATCCTTCTCTACTGCGAGTGCTGTGAAGAGGAAGAGGGTGCGCAGGTCATTTCCGCGGCTACCACCGGCAGCCAGGCGCGCATCATCTTCAACGTGGCCAAGAGGATGGCCGAGAAGAAGGGCGATCTTCGTGAGGCCTACGGGCTGGAGTGCTGGGCAAATGCCATCAGCCGGGTCGAGACCGGCGCAACTTTTAAGCCGATCAACGCCAAGGCTTCGACGCAGGACGGCCTGAACCCCTCCCACGTTGGCCTCGATGAGATCCATGCACACAAGACGCCTGATCTGCTGAACGTGTTGCAGTCAGCGGCCGGTGCGCGGCGCAACCCGCTCTGGTTGTTCACGACCACAGAGGGGTACGCGAACCCCGGTCCGTGGTCGGAGATTCGGCACTTCGCCACGCAGCTGCTGGAAGGGGTGTTCGGCGATGCCGCCGACCACTTCCTGGCGATCTTCTTCGCCGTGGACAAGGACGACGGGGACTTCGACGAGAAGGCCTGGCACAAGGCCAACCCGTTGATGGACGTGAATCCTCATCTGCTGGCGGCGATCAGGAAGGAGTCGATCGAGGCGAAGGCGATGCCTTCGAAGCTCGCGGAGTTCCAGATCAAGCGGTTGAACCGGCCCGCGGCAGCGGCAAACGGCTTCATCCTTCTGCCGAAATGGAACGCATGCCACGGCGTAGTCGATCTGGACGCGCTGAAGGACGTTCCCTGCTGGGGTGGGCTTGACTTGGCCAGCACGCGCGACCTTGCATCACTGCGGTTGGTCTGGCGCTTGGACGACAAGATCATCACTTGGGGCCGCCGTTGGGTGCCTGAGTCGGCAGTGGCACAGCGCACCGAGCGCGGCACTGTCCCGTATGCGGGCTGGGTCGCGGCCGGGCTGCTGGAGCAGACCGAAGGCGAGGTCACCGACTACGCGGTGATAGAGCAGGCGGTTCTGGACGTGCACGAGCGCTTCAACCTGCAGTCGCTTGCGTTCGACCGCTGGAACGCGACCGAGATGGTCAGCCGCCTGGTAGCAGCAGAGGTTCCGCTGGTTGAGTTCATCCAGGGCACGAAGTCGTACCACCCCGCGATGGTCGAGCTGGAGCGCGCCTACATCGGCAAGCGGCTGGTGCACGACGGCGACCCTGTTCTGGCCTGGTGCGCGGCCAACCTGGTCGCTCGCAAAGACGTGAACTTAAACATGGCGCCGGACAAGCGCCGGTCCGCCGACAAGATCGACGACATCACCGCGCTGCTGATGGCCATAGGCGTATCTCTCACGAGCGAGGCGACCGGCGGGATGGACGACTGGTTGAGCAACCCTATTTTGGCGGGATCCGCATGAAGATGAAGCATCAGACCGGGTTTCTGGGACGGGTCCGAGCAGCGGTTGACGGGTGGGTTCGTTCATTCACGACCCGCGACGCAGAGCTCTACATTGACCGCGAGATGGCCAATGAGGCCGGCGTGGCCGTCACAGCAAAGGCTGTTCTCCAGGTCGATGCAGCCTGGGCGTGTGTCCGCTTGATCTCTGAGACGATCGCCACATTGCCCCTGTCGATGTATGAGAGGACGAATACCGGAAAACGCGTCGCGAGCCAGCACCCGCTGCATTTCGTTGTTCACGACCAGCCGAACATCGACTCGACTGCGGCGGTGTTCTGGGAGGCCATCGTTGTCGCGATGCTGCTTCGTGGCAACGCCTTCGCTGAGAAGCTCTATGCAGGCGAACGCCTGATCGGCCTGCAGTTCCTTGATCCAGCCAGGCTCACCATCAATCGTGACCTGAACGGCAACAAGGTGTATCGCTACCTGCGCGCCAATGGTTCTCCTAGGATCATCGCGCCGGCGAGGATCTGGCGCATTCCCGGGTTCACGCTGGATGGCGAGAATGGCGTGTCCGTGATCGCCTACGGTGCCAAGGTGTTCGGCAACGCCATCGCTGCAGACCGAGCAGCGGCTCGCACGTTCCGAAACGGTCTGCTCCAGACTATCTACTACAAGGTGCAGGCGTTCCTGAAGCCTGAGCAGCGGACGGAGTTCAAGAAGAACCTGATGGGTTCCATTGAGCGCGGTGAAACCCCGCTGCTCGAAGGTGGAACGGAGGCCGGTACGCTTGGCATCAAGCCATCCGACGCGCAGCTGTTGGAGTCGCGGGCGTTCTCCGTGGAGTCGATCTGCCGATGGTTCCGCGTGCCGCCGTGGATGGTTGGCCATACGGAGAAGTCGACTAGCTGGGGAACCGGCATCGAACAGCAGATGATCGGCTTCCTGACCTTCACGCTGGGGCCGTGGCTGCGGCGCATCGAGCAGGCCATCAGCAAGGACCTGCTGACGCCGGCAGAGCGCTTGCGCTACTACCCTAAGTTCACCGTAGAAGGCCTTCTGCGCGCTGACAGCGCCGGACGTGCTGCGTTCTACGGGGTGATGGTGGACAAGGGCATTCTGACCCGTGATGAAGTGCGCGAGTTGGAAGACCGGGAGCCGATGGGCGGTAATGCCGCCGTGCTCACCGTGCAAACCGCGATGACCACGCTGGATGCCATCGGCGCTGGTTCAGATGCCGACCAGGCCCGGGCCGCTATCCGCGCGTTCCTGGGCTTCTCCGAAGACAAGAAGGATTGACCATATGACGATCAAGACGCTGCCGGGTGTACCGGAGGGCCGCCCCTGCGCCGCTGTCAGCAGCCAGATCCAGCCGCGCGCCCTTGACCGCTGGGAGGCTGGCGTCAGGGCGGCTTCCGACACCGATGCGGAGCGGTCCATCAGCATCTATGACGTGATCGGCTACGACTACTGGACGGGCGAAGGCGTGACCGCCAAGCGCATCGCGGCATCCCTGCGTGGGATGGGGAAAGGACCGGTCACGGTCAACATCAACAGCCCCGGCGGCGACATGTTCGAAGGCCTGGCGATCTACAACCTGCTGCGCGAGCACGACGGCGAGGTCACTGTGAAGGTGCTGGGCTTGGCTGCATCGGCTGCGTCAGTCATCGCCATGGCCGGTGACACGGTCCAGATCGCGCGCGCCGGCTTCTTGATGATCCACAACGCCTGGGTCGTTGCCGTGGGAAATCGCCACGACTTGGCCGACGTTGCTGCGACGCTCAAGCCCTTCGACGACGCGATGGCCAGCATCTACGCCGCGCGCACCGGCGCCGAGCAGAAGGCCATGTCAAAGCTGATGGATGCCGAGACTTGGATCGGCGGTGCCTCCGCAGTTGAGGACGGCTTTGCAGATGAGCTTCTGGCCTCCGATCAGGTGGAGAAGGGCGCAAGCAAGGAGAACGCCTCAGCCGTGCGCCGTGTGGAGGCCGGCTTGCGTGCTACAGGCATGCCGAAGTCAGAAGCCATGCGCTTGATCAGCGAAATCAAGTCCAGCCGGGGTGATCCCGCTGGCAGCGGTGAGGGCGATCCCACCGAACAGCCCCGGCTATCGCCGGATGCTTTCAGTAGTGCGGCTGCATTGGCCGCAACACTCACCAACATCAACACCACCGAGTCCCACAAGGAGTAACTCAATGTCCATCGAAACCGATATCCAGAGCATCAACGCCAGCCTCAAGACGGTCGGCGACCAGCTCAAGGCACATGCCGAAGCTGCAGCAAAGTCCGGCGATCTGAATGCCGCCCTCCGCTCCGACGTCGACGCAATGCTGAGCAGGCAAGGTGAGCTGCAGGCCAACCTGCAGGCGGCCGAGCAGAAGCTGGCAAAGATCGAGGCCAACGGCGCCGGCGGCGACGTGCAGCACCAGTCGTTCGGCCAGCAGTTCGTCAACAGTGACGAGTTCCAGGCATTCGCCAGCAAGACCACGCCGCGTGGTCGCGTCGACATGACGTTCAGTGCTGCGATCACCTCGGTCACGACCGACACCGACGGCGCGGCCGGCGACCTGGTCACCCCGACCCGTCTGCCGGGTCTCGTCGCGCCGCCGGACCGCCGCCTAACGGTACGCGACCTGATCACGCCGGGCCGAATGGACGGCAACACCCTGGAGTACGTGAAGGAAACTGGCTTCACCAACAATGCCGCACCGGTGGCCGAGGGTGCGAAGAAGCCCGAGTCCAGCCTGAAGTTCGACCTGGTGAGCACCACTGCCAAGGTGGTCGCGCACTACATGAAGGCATCGCGCCAGATCCTCAGCGATGCCTCGCAGCTCGCCAGCTACATCGATGGCCGCCTGCGATACGGCCTGGCGTTCAAGGAAGAGCAGCAGCTGCTCAACGGTGACGGCACCGGCCAGAACCTGCTGGGCATCATCCCGCAGGCGACGGCTTACGCTGCACCGTTCGAGCCGGCCGACGCCACGGTCATCGACAAGATCCGCCTGGCAATGCTGCAGGCGCAGCTGGCTGAGTTCCCGGCCAGCGGCATCGTGCTCAACCCAATCGACTGGGCACGCGTCGAGCTGCTGAAGGACACCACCGGTCGCTACATCATCGGCAATCCGCAGGGCGTCATCGGCGCCACTCTGTGGAACTTGCCGGTCGTCGCCACCCAGGCGATCGCCGAGGACAAGTTCCTCACCGGCGCGTTCAAGCTTGGGGCTCAGCTGTTCGACCGCTGGCAGGCACGTGTCGAGGTGGCCACCGAGAACGAAGATGACTTCGTCAAGAACCTGGTGACCATCCTGGCCGAAGAGCGCCTGGCGCTGGCGGTCTACCGGCCGCAGGCCTTCATCTACGGCGACCTGGGCAACGTCGCCTAATCCACCGTTCCAGGCTATCCCGGCCTGCCACAGCGCAGGCCGGGTTCGGAGAGGATCATGCTGATCAAGTTCAAAGAGCCGGATCCGCGCGCCGGCACCACCGTTCGAATGGACAGCAGCCGCGGACAGTACTTCATCGACACCGGAGCCGCCGACGCCGTGAGCGAACAGCCCCCGGCAGAGCTGCCGGAGCCGGTGACGGAAGAAAACACTGTCACTGAAGCCGCTGCGGAAGCCGCCGACGCCGTGAGCGAACAGCCCGCTGGCAAGAAGGCACGGCAAGCCAAGGCCAGGGCCTGACCATGGAGCTGATCACCCTGGAACAGGCCCGAGCACATTGCCGTGTCGATACGGACGATGACGCGCTGTTGGAGCTTTACGGGACCGCGTCAGAAGGGGCTGCTCAGCAGTTTCTCAATCGCCGTGTGTTCAAAGACACTGAATCCATGGCCGCCGCAGTCCTGGGTGGTACGGCGGGCGTCGATCCTATGCTGGCCAACGACTCAATCAGGGCGGCCATCCTCCTGATGTTGGGGCACCTGTACCGCACGCGTGAGGACGTGCAGGGCAGCGACGGGGCGACGGTCCAAGTCCCGATGGGCGCCCATAGCCTGCTATGGCCTTATCGAATCGGCCTCGGGGTCTGACATGAGCCTGCCGGCAGGTAAGCTCCGCCACCGCGTGCTGATCCAGCGGCAGGTGACGACCAAGGACGAAGACGGCGTGCAGACCACGACGTGGGTCGACGTGGCCACGGTATGGGCTTCGGTTGAGCCGCTCTCGGCCCGCGAGTTCATCCAATCCGGGCAGACCCAATCGGCGGTCACCGCACGCATCACCATGCGCCACCGCGATGGACTGCTGCCGTCGATGCGCCTGATTCACCGCGGCGAGGTGTTCAACATCGCCGGCCTTTTGCCGGACAAGGTCTCGGGGCTCGAGTACATCACCATCCCGGTTTCAGCCGGCGTCAACGACGGGCAGTAGTCGAGATGAAGGTCGAACTTCAGATCCATGGGATCGATGGCGTTCTTTCTACGCTGGAGGCGTTGCCAGCGGAGGTGGTGAGCAAGCGGGGCGGTCCCGTGAAGCTCGCCCTGGCCAAGGGTGCACGGCTGCTCCGGGATCAAGCCAAGGACAATTTCCGGCGCTCTGTGGCTCAGGGTGGAGCTGACACCACAGAGACCACGGTCGAGAGCATCGTCGCCAGCCGTGGCAAGGCTCCTGTTGGAACAAAGGGTGAGCGTCAGCTGGTGCGGGTCAAACGGCGCGCCTACATCAACGCAAAGGGCGCCAAGACAACGACGCTGCGAGCGGCGCAGTTGATGGAGTACGGGTCCGCAACGCAGCCCGCCCGGCCTTGGCTGCGCCCCGCCGTCCAGCGTCGAGGAAGCCAGATCATCGACGTGGTCAGCGAAGACCTGCTGAAGCGCCTCGATCCAATGACCAAGCGCCTCGCCGCGCAGAATGGAGGACGCCGCTGATGTTCCCCAAGGTGGCAAGGACGATCCGAACTCCAGCAGTGTCAGCGATTGTTGATGACCGAATCGGCCGTCACGGCGAAGTGTCACAGAACGAGCCCCGCCCCTACATCGTCTGGCAGATCGTGACCGGCTCAGCGTTCGACAACCTGAGCACAGCGCCAGGGGGCGATTTCACCACCGTGCAGATCGACTGCTACCACAAGGCTGACGGAGGCGTTGAACAGCTGGCAGAGGCTGTGCGCGCCGCTCTGGATGGCGCGCTGATCGTCAACCGCGTGGTAATCAACAACCGCGACCCCGATACCAAGCTGTACCGCGTCGGCCTCGAGGCCGATTTCATCGATCAGCGCTGAACGCTGGTCATCCGTAATGCCGCCCTCGCGCGGCCCTTCAGAGGAAACTGCCATGACCGAGGGCGTCGTCAAGACCCAGGGCACCCATCTGTTCTTCGTCAATCCGAACGCGGCCGGCGGCCCGGCGATCGTGAAATTCGCCTGCCCGACCGGTGCGTCCGGTCTGGGCGGAGCTGCCGATCAGATCGAATCTACCTGTCTGGATGCAACGGTGGACAAGGAGTACCAGCGCGGGTTGGGCAACCCGGGCCAGGTGTCCATCCCGTTTAACTACATCCCCAGCGACGCATCGCATGACGCGCTGTTCAAGCTGAAGGACACCGGTGAGAACGTCAGCTGGTACATCGGCCTGAGTGACGGCACGGCGGCGCCCACGCTCGTCACCGAGGACGAGTTGGTGCCGCCCCTGGCTACTGCCCGTTCCGGCTTCCTGTTCAGTGGCTACATCGCCGACGTGAACATCGACATCGCCACCAACGAGATCGTGCGAGGCACCGTCACCGTGCAGCGCAGCGGCGGCGTTACCCGCTACGGCAAGCCGCTGGCCTGATCCCATCCAAACGCCCGGCGCCCCCGCGGCGCCGCGGCGCACCATTCCTACGGAAGAGCCCAATGACCGAGACCACCAATGCTGCAGTGCCGCTGCTGGATCCATCTCTCTTCATCTCCGATGATGTGCACGAGCGGCTGGTGAAGCTGCCCGACGGCAAAGAACACATGTTCTACATCCGCGAGCAGGAGGCTGGCGTTCTTCGCGGGTTCTTCGCCGGGCAGACCAGCGAGGACCCAGAAAAGCAGGCTGAATCAATGGCTCGCCTCATCGCGAAGGCCATTTGCGATCCCGAGGGGAAACCGGCTCTTTCGTTGGCGCAGGCCAAGCGCCTGAAATTTGCGGTGCAGATCGCGCTGACCAAGGCCATCAGCGAGGTGCACAGTTACCAGGGAAAGGAGAGCTTGCCCGGCGAGGAAGCAGCGAGTGGTTCCGATATCAGCTCGCTTTGACCCTGGGCAAGACACTCGGCGAGATCGATGCGATGCCGGCAGCTGAGCTGGACGGCTGGCGCGCGTTCTACGAACTGTACCCATTCGACGATCTGCACCGGTTCCACCGGCCCGCCGCAGTGATCGGCACCGCTTTCGGCGGCAAGTACGAAAGCATCATCGGATTCCTCGCGCCGAGCCCGGAAGACCCGGTTCTGAGCGACGCCGATCGAGATATATCCAAGGCCCTCGGCTTCTAACCTGACTGGACCTAATCATGGCCACTGCCGGCTCAATCGTTGTCGACCTACTGATGCGCACGGGGTCGTTCGAGACCGACACCAACCGCGCGTCCAAGCAGATGAAGAAGCTTGGCAAGGATGCCGGTGATACCGCTGCCGACATCGGGCGCGCCTTCGGACTTATCGGCGGAACGATCGCAGGTGGGCTGGCCACGGCTGGCACGGCGGTTCTGGGTTGGACCCGACAGCTGGTCGATGCATCGGCGGAGCTGGAGAAGTTCTCCCGTCTGTCAGGAACCAACGAGCAGGTGTTCCAGCGCATGGCTGCCGGAGCGGCGACCGTTGGCATTCAGCAGGACAAGCTGGCCGATATCTTCAAGGACACCCAGGACAAGCTGGGTGATTTCCTGCAGACCGGCGGCGGCGCGATGAAGGACTTCTTCGAGCAGATTGCACCGCGCATCGGGTTGACCGCGAAGGAGCTGCAACACCTGAGCGGGCCGGAAGTGCTGCAGCGGTACTACAGTGCTCTGGAGCAGGCCGGCGCTAGCCAGGCCGAGATGGTCTTCTACATGGAGGCTATTGCCAGCGACTCGTCGATGCTGGCGCCGTTGCTGGCACGCAACGGCGAGGGATTCAAGAAGTGGGGCGATGAGGCGCAGCGACTTGGCGCGGTGCTCGACGCCGATACCTTGACTGCGATGAAGGAGGTCAAGGAGCAGTCCAACCTGATCCAATTGGCCTTCCAGGGGCTGAAGAACGAGGTAGCAGCCGAGCTGCTTCCTCAGTTCAAGGAGCTGACCGCGTTCCTTGGATCCGACCAGACCAAGAGCGCCTTCGTCACTATCACCAAGTGGGTTGGAGACCTGGCCGCTGAGATGGCCAATGGTGCGGTGCTGATCGTCAACTTCATCGACAAGGCCAACCAGCTTCGAAAGCTGGACGCGGGCGGAATGGTCGGCGACGCAGGCGAAGATGCATTGAATACCCAGATGGCGCGGCTGACTGACCAGATCAACTACGCCAAGAAGAACACCTCGGGCTTGTTCGGCCTGCCTCTGACCGACGGTCAGGAGGAAGCCCGGCTGAAGCGCATTAATGATCTGGAAGCCAAGCGGCTCGACATCCAGCGGGAGCTGACGAAGCGGTACAGGTCGGAGGCCGCGGGCGAGAGTTTCAAGGGAGTGACGGGTTCGGTCGATAGCACAGCCCGGATTCCTGGGAGTGGACCACCCACCGGGTCAGGCGCTGCTGGCGCGTCCGACCGCCGCACGGGCGCTTTGACGAAAGAGAAGTCGCTACTTGAGCAGATCCAGGAGGATTACGAGGCGCTGTATGGAGCTGGCAGCGAGCGGGCTGACGATCAGATCGCCAAACTCGAGCGCGAGATTGCCCTGCATGGGGATCTCAGTGAGGCGGCCAAGGTCAACTACGACATCCAGACCAACGCCTACGGCGCGCTTAGCGAGGCGCAGGCCGAGGTTCTTCGCAATCTGGCGGCGGTGAAGGACGCACAGGACGATTTCGCCGCGCTCTATGGGGATGGGCTGCAGGACATGGCCAGCAAAACCCAGGACGCAAACAGCCAGATGAGCACCTTTGCCGACCAGGGCGCCCGCAACATTCAGGACGCCTTCGCTGACTTCCTGTTCGATCCGTTCTCGGAGGGCTTAGGCGGGATGGTTCAGAGCTTCGCGAAGACGCTGCAGAAGATGGCTGCCCAGGCGGCAGCCTCGCAGATCTTCAAGATGATAGGGAATTGGGCGAACAGCTACAGCGGTGCCGGCTCCAGCTGGATCAATGCCATCGGCAGCGCGATCGGAGGAACTGCAGGAGGCCGTGCCGGTGGTGGCCCGGTAGCGGGCGGCAGTATGTACCGAGTCGGTGAGGGTGGCCGTCCTGAGCTGTTTGATCAGGGCGGGAAAACCTATCTGATCCCTGGTGATGCTGGATCGGTCCGGCCGATAACTGCTGGGTTGCCTGCTTCTTCGATGGGTGCTGGTGGCGGAATCAACAACAACTTCAGCACCACGCTCAACGTGACCAACGACGGCACCAGCAACACTCAGCAGGGCTCCGGGAGCGAACAGGGCCGGCAGGTGCAGCAGGCATTCAACCAGATGATCAACCAGTGGGCGGTACAGCAGTCGCGCCCCGGTGGTCTCTTCCATCAGATGAGTACGCGCAATGGCTGAGGTTTTCACCTGGTGCGTGCGCACCGAGATCACCGGCACCGGCGACTTTCTTGTCCGGGAGGCGCAGTTCGGCGACGGGTACAGGCAGACCGCGTCCGACGGCCTGAACAACGAGACCCAGCAGTGGCCGATATCCATCGTCGGCCGCTCGTCGAAGGTGGGTCCTGCACTGGCCTTCCTGCGCGCACGGAAGGGAGCGGTTTCGTTCCTGTGGACGCCGCCGCTTGGAGTGCAGGGCCTGTACCTCTGCAAGTCCTACAACCTCACCCCACATGGCAATGGCGTCTACACGCTCAACGCCACATTCGAACAGACGTTCCAGCCGTAGGGGATCTCCATGGCACGCCAAGTAATCGACACCACTACCGACCACGGGACCCACAAGGGCGATCCTGCGAAGGTTGCTTTCGAGAAGGTCAACGCCAATGACGCAGAGTTGTACGCACTAGTAGCCGGCCTAGCCGGGGTAGGCGGCGACAACATGCTGATCAACTGCGGCGTTCCGATCAACCAGCGCGGCTTTGCTGGCGGCGCACTGGCGGCCGGAGCATATGGCTACGACCGATGGAAGGCCGGCACAGGTGGCTGCAACGTCACCATCAACGCGACCACGGGTGTTTTCACCCACACCAGCGGACCGCTGCAGCAGATCGTAGAGGCACCGCAGCTCGCCTGGGGCCTGCCGCTTACGATCAGTGTCGAGAACCCCAGTGGCAACGTCAGCGTAAGCGTTGGTGGGGCGACCGGGACGATCACCGCCGGCACTGGACGTCGAGGCGTGACCCTCACGCCCTCCGGCAGCGGTAACTTGACGGTTCAGCTCACTGCATCAGGCGTTACCTACGTCCGTCCAAAGCTTGAACGCGGCAGCGCCGCCAGTCCGTTCGTGCCGCGCCCGCAGGCATTGGAGGTGGTTCTGTGCCAGCGCTACTACCAGGTGGAAAAGGTAGGCGACAACGGAAATGCGCGCCTCAACTTGGTCAATGGGTTCTTTCAGAACTCAACGACATTCTACGGCCTCTATCAGTATCCGAAGATGCGTTCGACACCTTCGGTAGGTATTACACCTGCCTCAGCTTGGCGCATCTTGATTGGCAACAGCGTAGTCAACGTGAACACGATTGTCGCTGCAGAAATATCTATCAATCGATTCACCCTGATTGCCTCTTGTCCGGCTGTTACCGCTGGCTCTGGCGGTCAGTTGCAGACTATTGATAGCCCTCCTGCCGGTGCTGGCCTCTATCTCGACGCGGAGCTATAGCTGTGTATCAACTTACTAGCGACAGCGGCGTGGTCATCCATGCCGAAACGGGCGAATTCATCCCGCGAGGTCATCGCCTGTGGGATGACTACGAGGCATGGCTGGTGCCTGGCAACACGCCGCTTCCCGCTCCGCCTCCCTACGCCTTGCACAGCCCTCAGTACTACCAGGCAATTCGTTCTGCTGCGTGGGACTGGATGACCGCATGGGTGAAGGACCGCCGCTACGACAGCATTGAGACGTGCTGCAGCTACTTCAACAGCAGCGTGCCGCGCTACCGCGATGAAGCACAGGCGATGGTTGCGTGGCGCGACGCGGTGAATCAGGAGCTGGAGGCACTGGTGCTGGCCGCCCCCGCAGGCATCGAGACCTGGGAGCAGGTTCGGGCGCTGCTGCCACAGCCGGGGACCTTCAACTGGCCCGGCGAGGTGTCGCTGCCGCTGGGCACCGGTGAATCGGCGGTGCTGGAATGATCACCGCCGATGCCCAGCAGCTTGAGCCGGGCGGCCGCGTCACTGTCTACGAGCTGGATGCCAGCAGCTTCGGCGCCGACCAGCTGTTCTTCCACGCGCACCTGCAGTCGGGCGTGATCTGGTGGCAGGGGCAGGAGTACGGCGCCTGGCCGATTGAGGCCACGGGCTTCGAGCGCACCAGCGACCAGCCCCCGAACCCGCGGCTGAAGGTCGGCAACCTGGACGGGCGGATCGCGGCCATGTGCATGCTCTACGGTGACATGGTCGGGGCCAAGGTGATCCGTCGGCAGACGCTGGTGAAGTACCTGGACGCGGCCAATTTCCCGCTGCCTCTGAACAAGGTTCGAAACAGCGCAAATCCAATAGGCTCCACGTGGTTGAACCTTGGTGCCAGTAGTGTTTCGGCTCCGCCACGTACTGCCGATGGAATCACCTTCAACGGCCCGGCACGCATCGCCAGCGCCGGTGCCGCCTTCAACCGTAGGACAACGACGCTTGCCGGAGCGCCACTGGTGGAAGCCGGTGAGACACTCGCGGTGACGGCATACTTTGCCTTCGGGAGTTCGGGCGCTGGACGACTCCACATCACCAATCAGGCCGCGAGCGGAGTGAAGGACGGAACCGTTCAGTTCTCGGCCGGAAGTGCTACGCCTACGGTGACCAACCAAGGAGCCGGCCAAATTTCTGTTCGCGAGTACCGCGATTTCGGGGATGGTGTGCGGAAGCTGGTCCTGACAGTGACGTTCGCGGAGAACGGGACGGGCACTCCGACGTTCGGCCTGGGGCCAAACTCGGCAACCACTGGAGCCGACATCACGCTGCTTGGAATGCAAGTCCAGACCGGAGCTGCGGCCACGCCATTCGAGGTCACATCCGCAGATCCGAGTAAGGATCGCAATCCCACCGCCGACCCCAACGAGCACTTTCTGGACGAGATCTGGTTCATCGAGCGCAAGGTCTCCGAGACGAAGGAGGTAGTCGAGTTCGAGCTGACCACGGCCATCGACCTCAACGGCGAGCAGCTGCCCGGTCGTCAGATCATCTCGGGCGTGTGCGGGTGGCTGATCAGGGGCGGCTACCGCGGCCCGTTCTGCGGCTACACCGGGCCGGCCGTGGCTGACGCCAACGATGTGCCGACCACCGACCCCGCGCGGGACCAGTGCGGGGGCAGGGTGGGGAGCTGCAAGCTGCGCTTCGGCGCCGACAAGCCGCTGCCCTATGGCGGGTTCCCTGCCTCCGGCCTGCTGCGCACGTAGTAAGATTTTCAACGGTGGAGCATGCGCAGGCTGATGCGCGAATCGTGAGAGCGAGACCAAGCCCGGTGTAGCGATACGGCGCGGGTGTAGCTGGCGAGATGAGTATGGTTAGCCAGCAGGGTTCGGGTTAAAACGAGGCGTCGTCACCAACACGCCTATTGCCTCAAAGCCGGAGATCAGCACCGGCCTCCACCACCTATCACCCAAGGCCCGCCCAGCGCGGGCCTTTTCTATGGGCGACACCCATGCAACAGAGCACCCTGCAGGCCATCCAGGCGCACGCCGTGGCCGAGTACCCGCGCGAGTGTTGCGGCCTGATCGTGGCCGGAGCCGATGGCGAGGCCTACATTCCCTGCCGCAACGTAGCCACCACGCCCAGCGAGCACTTCCGGCTGCCGGCTGAGGACTACGCCGACGCGGAGGACCAGGGCGAGGTGCTGGCCGTCGTGCACAGCCACCCGAACGCCTCTGCGGCCGCGTCCGACGCTGACCGGGTCATGTGCGAGGCCAGCGGCCTGCCGTGGCACATCGTGAGCGTTGGGCAGTGCGCCGGCGCAGAGCCGGAGTGTGGCGACCTGCAGACCATCGAGCCCTGTGGCTACGAGGCGCCGCTGGTTGGCCGCCAGTTCGCGCATGGGGTGCTGGACTGCTACACCCTGGTGCGTGACTTCTACGCTCGCGAGCTGGGCATCCAGCTCAGCCAGTACGAGCGCGAGGACGACTGGTGGGAGAAGGGCCAGGACCTCTACAGCCTGGACCGGCTGCGCTCTGAGGGGTTCGAACTGATCGATGGCGAGCCCCAGCGCGGCGACATGGTGCTGATGCAGATCCGCTCGCCCGTGCCGAACCACGCAGGTGTCTACCTGGGCGACGGCCAGATGCTGCACCACATGCACGGCCGCCTGTCGGAGAAGGTGGTCTACGGCGGCATGTGGGCCGAGCGCACGCGCTACATCGTCCGGCACAAGGGGGCCCGTCATGGCTGATCGCCTGCGCACCATTCGCCTATACGGCCTGCTGGGTGCACGCTTCGGGCGCAAGTTCCGCCTGGCCGTCAGCAACCCCGCCGAGGCCGTGCGCGCGCTGTGCGTGCTGCTGCCGGGCTTCCAGCAGTACCTCATGGGCGCCAAGGCCAAGGGCATGGAGTTCGCCGTGTTCGTCGGGCGGCAGAACCTGTCCAAGGAACAGCTGCGCGACCCTCCCGGTAACGACGACATTCGTATCGCACCCGTGCTGACTGGGGCAAAGCGAGCAGGCGCGCTACAGACCATCGTCGGTGCTGTGCTGATCGTTGTGGGTGCGATCCTCTACTACACCCCGGTTGGCGTTCCCCTGATCAAGCTGGGTGTGGCCATGGCCGCCGGCGGCATCGTGCAGATGCTCTCCCCACAGCCGAAAGGGCTTGGCGCGAAGGACAGTCCTGAGAACACCCCGAACTACAGCATGAATGGTGCCGTGAACACCCAGGCACAAGGTAATCCGGTGCCCGTCGCCTACGGCGGCCACGACACCAAGGGAATGTTCGTGGGCTCGGCGGTGATCAGTGGCGGCATCTACGCAGAGGATCAGCAGTGAACGTAGCCATCAAGTACCAGTCGACACAGCTGGCGCGTGCCTGCTCGCCGGTCGCCATTTCTGGTGCCGGCGGCAAGGGCGGCGGCAATGCCCGTACTCCTGTCGAGACCCCAGACAGCCTGCACTCGATCTCCTACGCGAAGATCTTGGATCTGATCAGCGAGGGTGAGATCCGGGGCTTGGTCGCAGGGAACCAGTCCGTCTACCTCAACCAGGTGCCGATCCAGAACAGCGATGGCACCCTGAACTTTGCTGGCGTGCGAGTGGAAACCCGCGCGGGCACGCAGGATCAGGTATACATTGCCGGCTTTCCTTCGGTCGAGAACGAGATCACGGTTGGCGTCGAGCTACGCAGCAACGCTCCCGTGGTCCGCACGATCTCTGGGGCCGATCTCTCGGCCGCGCGCATTCGCTTCGGCCTGCCCGCGCTCCAGCGCCAGAACACCGAAAACGGCGACACTGAAGGCTACGCCATTGAGTACGCGATCGATCTATCGGTGAACGGAGGTGCCTTCAGCACCGTGCTGACCAATGCGTTCCGGGGAAAGACCACCAGCGAGTACCAGCGGAGTCACCGGATTGATCTACCGGCCGGCTCGCAGTGGCAAGCGCGTGTGCGGCGTCTGACCCCGAACGCGAACAGCTCCACAGTTGCCGATACGGTGAACATTCTCTCGCTGACGGAGATCATCGACGCCAAGCTGCGGTATCCCAACTGTGCGCTGGCGGCGGTGCAGGTCGATGCGAGCGCGTTCCAGAACGTGCCGTCTCGTGCTTACCAGATCTGGGGCCGCATCATTCGGGTGCCTAGCAACTACGATCCTATGACCCGATCGTATAGCGGCGTCTGGGACGGCACGTTCAAATCGGCGTGGACTAACAACCCGGCGTGGGTGTTCTTCGACATTGTCACCAACGATCGCTTCGGCCTGGGAAATCGGATCCCGCTGGATTGGGTAGACAAGTGGCGGTTGTACGAGATCGCGCGGTACTGCGATCAGCTGGTCAGCGACGGAATGGGGGGTATGGAGCCGCGCTTCACCTGCAGCCTGTACCTGCAGGCCCGGGCCGACGCCTACAAGGTCCTGCAGGATATGGCCAGCATGTTCCGTGGCATCAGCTTTTATGCCGCTGGCCAAGTGATGGCCTCGGCAGATATGCCGAAGGACCCGGTCTACACCTACAGCCAAGCCAATGTGGTCGATGGTCACTTCAACTATCCGGGTAGCGGCCGTCGTGCACGGCATACCGTGGCGCTGGTGTCCTGGACTGACCCGGATGACTTCGGTCGACAGAAAGTTGAGCCGGTGCAGCTGTTGGACGGAATCGCGCGCTATGGTGTCAATCAAACCGAAGTCACCGCACTTGGTTGCCATTCAAAGTCGCAAGCGCAGCGCGTAGGCAATCACATCCTGTATAGCGAGAATCTGGAGACAGGGACAGTAGAGTTCTCGGTTGGGCTTGATGCGCTCAATTGCATGCCAGGCGACGTGATCCAGATTGCCGACGCTGATCGCGCAGGGCGCCGGAACTCCGGCCGCGTCAGCGCCGCCACTGCCAACAGCCTGACGCTGGACGTGGTGCCGCCGACCATGGCTGTAGGCGACCTCCTGCGCGCCACGCTGCCGAGCGGCAAGACTGAGGCGCGCACCATCAATGGGATCAACCCGACTACGCGCGTGGTGACCGTCTCCGCGCCGTGGAGTGCGGTGCCGGTGTCGCAGTCGATCTGGGCGACCGAGTCGACCGACCTAGTGCTGCAGCAGTTTCGTGTTCTAGGCATCGCAGAGGAAGAGGGCCTGACCTACCGCATCACTGCGCTGCAGCACCGCCCGGACAAGTTCGCGGCGATCGATGACGGCACCCGCCTGGAGCCGCCGCCGATCAGCGTCATTCCGCCGAGCGTGCAGCCGCCACCGGCCAACGTCCGCATGTCCTCCCATGTGGTGATCGACCAGGGCATCGCCACGCCGGTGCTGACCATCGAGTGGGATGCGGCCGACAAGGCCATTGCCTATGACGTGGAGTGGCGCCGGGACGACCTGAACTGGGTACGTGCGGGCAGGGTAGGGACCACCAGCTGCGAGGTGCGGGGCATCTATGCCGGCAAGTACCTGGCCAGGGTGCGCGCGGTCAATGCGCTCAACGCGGTTTCGCAGCCGACGCTGAGCATGCTCACGGACATCAAGGGCAAGACCGAGCCGCCGCCGGCGCTGACCTCGCTGACCGCCACGCCGGTGGTGTTCGGCATCCAGCTGGCCTGGGGCTTCCCGCCTGGCGCCACCGATACCGAGCGGACCGAGATCTGGCGCAGCACTGGCCCGAATCGTGAGAATGCCACGAAGTTCGCGGACTTCGCCTATCCGCAGAACCGCTACCAGCTCGACGGCCTGGCCGCCGGTGCGCGCTTCTACTTCTGGGGGCGGCTGGTGGACAAGAGCGGCAACATCGGGCCTTGGTATCCGACGGGCACTGGTGTGATGGGCGAGGCCAGCACCAACCAGTCGGACTACGACGCCTACTTCTCTGGAAGGATTAGCGAGAGTGCGTTGGGCCAAGACCTACTGGCCAAGATCGACAGCATCGACCAGATCGTGCCGCTGATCTGGGAGGCGGGCGCGACCTACGAGCCAGGCCAAACCGTGATCCACAACGGCAAGATCTGGTTGTGGAACGACAACGCGCCGGGCAATGAGGAGCCGCCGGGCACGAAGTGGAAGGACGTGGGCGATGCGGTCGCGCAGGCTGGTGCGGTGGCCGGCAGGGTGAACACCCTGGAGCTGCAGGTCAACGATCCGGAGACCGGCCTGCAGGCAATTGGCCAGAAGACCGACGGCCTGTTCGCGCAGCTCGATGTGCAGGCTGCCGGTGACAGTGATTGGGGTGCAGGTGACGCCACGGTGTTCGCTGGAACGCTCACCATCCAGACGGTCATTGCTGAGGGCGACTACGCCCTGGCGCGCCGGCAGGAAACAGTTGAGGCGAGCGTTGGCGAAACTCGGGCGTCCGTGCAGGCCACGTCCCAAGCCATTGTTGACGTGGACGGGCGGATCAGTGCGACCTACACGCTGCGAGCCCAGGTCACCGCTGACGGAAGGATCTACGCCGCCGGCATGGGGCTGGGTGTCGAACAGCAGCCGGACGGTAGTTACCAGAGCCAGGTTCTCTTCGACGTGGGTCGATTCGCGGTGATCAATCTGGTGAATGGGAATGTCACGTCACCGTTCGTGATCCAGGGCGGACAGACATTCATCAGCCAGGCCCTGATCGGCACCGCGTGGATCAAGAGCGCCAACATCGAAGATGCAGCGATCACCAACGCGAAGATCAGCGGCACCATCCAGTCCGACGATTACGTGTCAGGGCAAACCGGCTGGCGGATCAACAAGGCGGCGGGCGGGGGCTTCGAGTTCAACGGTACTGTCGCCGGCGGGTATCGGCTGAACATCACCAACCAGGGCATCTACATCCGCTACCCGAACGGCAATCTCGCCGTAGAGCTTGGAGTGCTGCAGTAATGGCCGACGTTGGTCTGCGGGTAAGGAGCGAGAGCGGGTACGTGGAGACCACGGTCACCACGCGGCTGACCAAGATCATTGGGTCGTACACGTTCCCGCTCTACAACCCGGTCAATTCCAACAACAAGTGGATCGCGCCGCCCGGGGCAAACGGGGGGCTCATCGTCAATGACTTTTCAGGCGGTGAGCCCTTCTACTACTTCACCTGCGAGGGGCAGAGATCAGCGTATGGAATGCTCGTTCCTTCGGTGACCATCTCGGGCAACAGCATCAACTGGAGCTGGGATCCTGACGTGGTGAACTTCCACGTCAGGATGGAGATGTTCCCGAGCCGGCCCACCACCGACACGGTGGGCGGCATCACCCTTCATTACGGGATCTACAGCTGATGGCCGTCGGACTACGCGTGCGAAACCAGGGAACCGGGCAGATCCAGATCGGTCTCGGCTATCGCAACCTGCAACTGGCGAAGTCGGGAACGTTGGATACAGGGAGCTTCTCAGGTGGCGGGACCGGCGGCTCGCCGCCATTTGCCTCATGGTCGCCGCGCGGGGCCCTGGCTTCGACGAACGGGACAACGAACCTCCATGTCTGCCGCTACATCAACGACTCCGTGTCGACGAACACTGGGTTTTCTCTGGTTCAGAGCGGCGTGACGTGCGACGTGTACGCCTCCAGCGCGGCTCCCAACAAAACGTTGGAGTACTACACGTTCAGCGCGGCCGAACGAGCGGCGAGCGGGCCGGTCGGGCTGCGCATGCGCGGCGAAGACGGTACGGTGTTCTATGACTCGCGGCGGAAGGGGCTGCGGGTCCTCCAGGTGGTGGCACTGCCGGCGGTTTCAGGTCCTCCGATCGAGGTCGGCCAGTTCTTCCCGGGCGTAAAGATTGGCATCGCCATCCCGTCGCCGCGCTTCTACTACTTCGCGCAATCGCAGGATCGCTGCACGATGACGGCCGACTACTTCCACATGACGAGCGATAACCGGATCTTCATTTCCCGGCTGCAGACGGTTCAGCAGACCCTGATCACCAACACGTTCCCGGTGGGCGGCGTGACGATGGGGCCGCAGAACGCCACGATCTTCATCGTGGACCTGACCGAGGTGCCGCTGGGGTTCGGATGATGCGGGACTACGCGACCTGCAGTAGCAGGTCCTCGCGGTTGTTCCGCGGTGTGTTCACGGCACGGCTGACGCGGTAGGCCTCCATCGCCGGCGGCTCGCTGGCCAGCAGCATCGCCATCGCATCGTCAGGGCTGGCAGCGATCCATTCGTCGATCTGGCCGGCCTGCAGCCACACCGGCATGCGGTCGTGGATGTCGGCCGAGACGCCGCTGCTGTCGCCGGTGATGATGGTGAAGGTGCCCAGGTTGCCGTCGGGCAGCAGCGGGCTGGCATCCTCCCACAGGCCAGCGGCCAGCAGCGGCCCGGTGCCGTGGATGAACCACGGGTCCTTCTTCTCGTCCTCGGGGTTTACCGACCACTCGTAGTAGCCGGCCATCGGGATGACACAGCGGCGCTTCTTGAACGCTGACCGGAAGGCGGGCTTGGTGGCCACCGTCTCGATGCGGGCGTTGATGGTCGATCCCTGCAGGCCCTTGGCCTTCGCCCAGAATGGGAGCAGACCCCAGGCCAGCCGGGTGACCTGCCGGCCTTCACCGCGGTCCAGGATCACTGAGGCGCGCTGCGTCGGCGCCAGGTTGTAGCTGGGCTGGATCTCGGCCAGGCCGGGGGCAAGGTCAGCCAGCCCCGGCTGGCCGAAGTCGATCACGGGGAGCTGGACGAATCGGCCGCACATGGCCGGAGGGTAGCCCGGCCGGCCGTGCCCGGGGCGTGTAGGGACACTCCGACCCGACAGGGCGAGGTTGCCCGATGGTGTCGGCGGGGCAGGGCGGGCATCCTGACTTCGCCGGATCCGGGGCCGCAGGCAGCTCAACCCGGGGGCGCGTGAGCAGCGCCGCGCCGGCACTGTTGTCTCCATGGGGCCAGAGCGATAATGGAGCCACCATACATAGGATCCGGCGATGGACGAGAACACTCGAAAGCTGATCGAGGAAATGGTTCGGCAGCAGGTGAAGGAACAGCTGGAACTTGCGTGCCGTCCAGGCGGGATGCTGTTCCCACCCAAAGGGGCGGCGATTGGCAGGTCCGAAGTTGAAGGCCAGCACTACGTGAGCGCTGTCATCAAGGTTGAGCCTAGGGAATAGCCATAACGATTCAGCCGGGTCGCCGCCGCGTTCGCAGGATCTGCGACGGCCGGCCGTATCCTTCCGGCCATGTATTCCTCCCACGGCTTCCGCACCGCCCCAATTCCCTCTGGCTGGGTCCAGACCGGTGAGCGCTGGGCGCTCTGGTACAACGGCCGGGAAACGGCGAACGTCACGTTCGATGGCGGTCCTGGCGTCCGGCTGTGGATGGAAGGCCAGAAAATGTGGCACACCAAGGAAGCGCGCGCCGCCAACGTCCGACAGGCGAAGCGCTACGCCGAGCGCTGGTGCGCGGCCAGGCTGTATCCCGATCTGCCCCTTCGTGAGGCCGTCGCGCGGCTGACCGACAGCACCCCGATCCATCCTCCGCCGCCACTGCCAGGCCTGCCGCCAACCCGCGAGCAGCAGCAACAGGCTCGGCGCCTGGCCGAGGCTGGGACGAAGGAGATCGAGCGGGTCAAGGAAGCGCTGGAACCGCGCCGACCGCCGAAGGAGACCAAGCCCCGCCCGAAGGACGCCCGCAAGGCGTGGATGAGGGCAGGGCTGCAGCAGATGCGCCGCGGTGTGTAGCGAGAGAGGATGAAGGAAAAAGGCGGAGCCGGAAGATTCACGACTCCATTACGCCATTTTATTGGAAACCCTTATGCCGCAAGGGTCTTTGGTGCCGGTGAAAGGACTCGAACCTTCATGGGGTCACCCCCGGCTGATTTTGAGTCAGCTGCGTATACCATTCCGCCACACCGGCAGGCAGCGTGCGAGTGTAACCGAGGTCGGCACGGCTTTCATAGTGGGGAGGCCGATCGGGGCGCCTCCTGTCGGCTTCGGCCCCGTCATGGCTATACTGCGGCGGCTTGTATGCCTCCAGGAGCGGTAGCCGATGACAGTGTTGCAGGACCTGAGGGTGCTGGTGGTCGAGAACGACGAGATGAGTGCCGCACTGCTGCAGATGCAGCTGGTGCATGCCGGTGCGACGGTGGTGGGGCTGGCCGCGAGCGTGGCTGAAGCGCTGCGCCTGCTGCAGGCGTCGACCCCGGACGTGGCCCTGCTCGATTACCGCCTGGCCCGCAATGAGACCAGCGAGCCGGTGGCTGCGGCACTGTCGGCGCGCGGAGTGCCGTTCGTGCTGGCCACCGGGATGCAGGCCGAGCAGCTGCCCGAGCCGATGCTGGCCGGCGTGCTGCTGGTCAAGCCCTATCTCTCGGCAGATCTGAGCCAGGCGCTGGTACGCGCAGTGGGCCGCGCCAGCGCCAGCGCCTGA